TCGATCGCTGAGATCGTCTGGGAGTCCTTCTTAGTCACCATGTCATTCTCCGTTTACTGGTTTAGCGAGGAGTCGCAGCCTCCGAGGCCCCGACCGCCGGGGCGACGGTGACGGAGAAGCCCTCATGGGCCAGCGACATCTGGCTGATCAGCAGGGCATTGGCCCCGGCGTCCAGGTCCGACCAGGACACGGCGGTCGGCCAGGCATTGTACACCCGGAACCACGCCTTGATCGGCACGCTGGCGCTGGTGACCGGGTGGTCCAGCACCTTGATGTCCACGGTGTCGCGGAAATTGGTGCCCGGCGTCTGGGTGCCGCTGCCCTGCATGACGATGAACAGCTGCTGGAGCCAGGCAATATCCTCCTGGCTGCCCACGGCCACGCCATGGCTCATCACGATCGGCGCGAAGTCAGCCTGTCCGGGCATCTTCTGCGTGGTGGTGTTGAAACCGCCCTCCCTATACGCGATCACGTCGATCTGGACGTTTAAGCCCTGGACATTCATAAAGCCCAGGGTAAGAGAGCTACCGTTGCCGGGCGTGATGACCACCTGGAACTTGAAGTTCCTCAGCGGGTCGGTCGCGATGGTGGCCAGGGTGGGCACTTGGGTTACTGGCATGTGATCCCCTTATCAGGTGTTGCCGATTCCACTAGCGCCGCCCAGGGAGCTAGAAGTGGAACTATTGGTGATGGCACCAGTCGTAAGCTGGCTGATGTTGATCACGATGATCTCGACGGGGGAGCCGAGAGCCACAGCGACCGAGATGTTCACGATCCCCGACTGGGCCGTGGACTGCGGGTTGTTGGAGGCGTCACAGGTAACGCTGAAGGCGGTGACCGGGTTCATCGAGGCCAGCAGCCCGGCCAGGGTCTGGGTGGTCAGGTAGTTGGTCAGCACGGTGGTGATGTCGGTCCACAGCGCCGGGTCGTTGGGCGCGAACATAGCGAACTGGGTCAGTTCCACGCAGTCGTGCTCGATCTTCATCAGCACCCGCCGCACCGGGATGTACATGTCCGGGTAGCCCTGGAGCATGGTGCGCGCCCCGAACACGCAGAAGCCGTAGCCGGGCACCAGCTTGATGCAGTTGATGTTGTAGGGGAACAGGGTGTTAAGGTCGGCGGCAGCGAACCGGACTTCCAGGTCCAGGCAGGACAGCTGGCCGTAGGCCGTGCCGGCGGCCACCTGCTGCACCCCCACCAGGTTGTCGGTCTGCGCCCACAGGCCCAGGATCGAGCCGCTGGGCGGGATGTAGCGGGTCGCCCCCGGCGAGGACGAGGACGGATCCTGCACCAGCAGGTAGGGGGCGTGGATGGCCACGAAGCTGCTGGCCGCGATGCTGCTGCCGCCGGTTGCCATGTTCACGTAGTTGGTGGCCACGGTGGCGCTGGTCTCCGGGAAGACCGGAGTCGGCCCGTCCACCAGCACGAACACGTCCTCGCGCCCGGCCGCCCAGGCAACGATGGTGTTCAGCGTGCCGGCGGACTGCTGGCCGGGGATGTTCAGGTTGAGGATCTGCTGCTGGCAGTACTGGTCGAAGTAGCTGGGCACCACGGTGCCGAGCGCCGGGGCCGATGACCCGTCCGCGCCGCCGGTCAGCGGCGTGGGGACTAAGGTCTGGAAGTCGGTGACGCCCGCCGAGTAGGCCAGCCCGCCCGACAGGGTGATGTAATTGCTGCCCGATACCGGGGAGTTGATGACGGTGAGCACGTAGCGCGGGTTGGCCGGGTTGGTGGAGACGTTCAGGAACTGCTCGACCAGGTTGGTGGCAGTGGTGCCGCCGTAGTAGACGTTCAGGTTGACCGCGTTGGTGACGCCCTGAAGGCCCACGATCTCGACATAGACGTTGAGGCCCCACGCGCCGGGAGACTGGACCTGGCGCTGGGCGGCGGTGGCGGTGAACACGGTGGCCCCGCCGATGTCCTTCAGCGCTAAGGTGGCGGAAGTCGCGTCGGTGTTAGCGCAGCGCAGCACGAAGCAGCCGGTGCCGCCGTTGGCGAAATAGCTGTAGACCGCGAAATGCAGCGGGGACTGGTTGGCGACGTTGAATCCCCCGTACAGGTTGACGAACGCCTGCCAGCTTCCGCAGAAAGTCGGGATGACCGGGCCGATGTTATAGGGGTAGGCGAACGCCGCCACTGCCTCGCCGGGAATGTTGTTACCGCTGGTAGTAAGGGGCAGCAGGGACTCGTTGATGTAAGCGCCCGGCCGTGGGTAGTTGTTGCTGGCCATCGTACTCCTTGGTTAATGCCAGACCGCCCGCGAGGGCCTGCGCCTCGGGATGGTGGTAGTTGGCCGTGCCTGCACTGTGCCCGGCCCGCCCGGGAACGGCGGGCTGACGCCGACGTTGAAGGCCACGTTCGGCCCGGTGGAGATGATCGACTGGTTGGCCGCCAGTTCCTCGGTGGCCAGGTTCTCCACGTCCGCGTAGCAGCCCAGGTCCAGGTTCACCTGGCCGACCAGGGCGTCATAGATGCCGTTGACGTAGACGAACGGGATGATCTCCGACATGACCCGCACCATGTAGCTGGCGCGGAACAGCCGCTTGTCGTCGTTGTCCTTGCCGTACTCGATTTCCGGCCCCTGCATGAGGAACATGTTCCGCCAGGTGCCATCTTGGGGGACATTCAGGAAACCGAATTGGAACGGCAGGTAGTTGTACGTGGCCAAGGTAGCCAGGATGGGTTGCAGGTGCTCTGGCATCTTCCTCGCGTAGACGGTGACACGGTAGTCCATGTTCACCGCCAGCGGGAAATAGCTGTAGTACGGGCTGAGAGCGGGGTCAAACTCGTCAGCGTTCGGAGCCCACCAGATGGGCAGGCCCTCGGGGGAGTAGGGAAGCTGGATGAATCCCCGGTGCTGGCGCTCCGGGGCAAAGCTGATCGGCATGTGCTCGATGATGATGATCGGGTACGATAAGGTGGCCAGTTCATCCTCCGGTAGGCGGTACCGTACCGGGACTGGCCGTCCGTTGGGGGCGTTGGCATCGGTCACCGTCAGCCCCTGGAGCTTGAGCTTGGGCTCAAAGCGCGCCATCTTCATTTACGATCCATGGCATTGCGCTTCATCACCCCCCGAGTGCGACACTAAATAAGCTGCCGCTGTTAAGAGACGCTCAGGATTATCCCGAGCCCAACCCAATGTGCGATTGCAGTCCCGGCATAAAAGGCAGCGATGATCATGATCAATCTCAGGCTTGAGCATATACTCATCGCAAATAAGGCACTTGCCTTGCTGAGCACACAACATCTGGTAGTACTGCTCCAGTGTCATGTTGTGCCAGCGAAGCTGGCTGTCCAGCCGACCACAAGGCTTGCGGTAACCCTGCCGACCGTCAGGGCTTGCCTTCTTCCCGTTATGAACACCGAAGTCCACCAACGGCTTTTCGTCTTTGCATATAGCGCAACGCTTTAACTCAGGCATAGTCAGAGCATCAGACATTGCAGTCCTTCAAAGGGTCGCGCTATGGGCGGTTGTACTTCTATGCTCTTAGGATAACAGTTATTTCTCGCGATGTCCGACTTGCGGCCAGTGGGTGTGAACGCCGATCCCGGCCGCCGAGAATGCATCCAGAATGGGAGCCTCGATGTAATGCCAGGCGATATGCAGCCCGTCGTCGGTCAGGGTCCGAGCGCAGGATTTGATGTCAGTCACGGTGACGGCCCGCTGGGCGTCGGCGGTATAGCGCACGCACCCGATCGAGTCGGTGGCCAGCACCGACCCGTTGCCGAACATCCCGAACGCGAAGCTGCAAAACGGCTCCCGGCAGGCGGCGAACTGGGGCATCACCTGATCATGGATGGTGATGTCGTGCTCGATCACTGCCAGGTCATCCCCGCCCCAGCGCTTCTCCAGTTCCTGCCAGTACTGCCCGTCATGGTCCCCGGTGTAGACCCATTCGGCCTCCGGGGCGTGCTGTTTCATGGCCGCCCGGGGAATGGCCCAGTCAGCCGACCAGAAATAGCACACCTTCACTGATTGCAGCGCTCCACGCAGCCGCCCGTGGGGACCAGGATGTAGCTGACGCTGTTGATATCCCACTGCGCGGTGATGGTGATGTACAGCTTGGAGCCCCGGCTCAGCAGGATGCGGGTGCTGCCGGCCTGGATGAGCACGTTCTGGGCGGCGGTGGTGCAGCAGGTGGACAGGAACTCCACGCCGCAGTCGGTCCAGTACCCATTCACGTCGATGTCGAAGCCCCGGTGGTTGACCGAGTAGGGGATGGTGGTCTGGCTCGCGGTCACGGCCAGCGGCCCGATGGTCTGGATCAGGTTGTCGGTGTTGTTGCCGTTGGTCCCCAGGTAGATCCGGAAAGTGATGTGCTTGCCCGAGGTGGTGCCCACGGTGATGTTGCCGGAATGGTGATGCCGGTAGGCGGTGGTGCCGGGAATCCAGTCGTTGGCGGGAATGGAGAACTGGGCGCAGGTGGTCTCGCTGATAGTGCCGGTCACCTGGACTAGCTCATAGGCCGGGTAGGAACGCGGGGAGTTGGTGTCGAACAGGAAGCTGGCCACCAGCGCCACCGTCCCGGTCCAGGTGGCCACGTACGGCAGGCCGGGGAAGGAGAACTGGTTGCCGGTGCAGTTGAGATTCTGCCAGTTCTTCACCTCCACTGCCGCCACGGCCAGCCCCGAGGCATAGCAGCCGTCGAGAACGTTGATGTTGACATGCAGGTTGCCGGACACGATGGTGCCCTTGGTGCCGCAGAAGGAAGTCCAGGCGGTGTAGGCCCCGGAGCTATCAGAGGAGGTGACCGCGTTTAGCGCGCAGCCCCGGATGTGGATGTTGGAGCATTCCTGGTTGTTGTAGGTGCCGGCCGGGATGCCCGGGATGTTGATGACGTTCAGTTCCTCGATCTCGAACACCGGCAGGGTCTGGTTGGACCGCCCGCTGTTGATGCAGGCCGCCGCGCTGATCTGCACGTTGTCGATGTTGACGTTGGTGCAGCCGTACAGCCGCCCGATCGGGGACAGCCCGTCCGGGTAGCCCACCACCGTCAGGTCGCGGATGTTGATGAAGTTGGCGTTGGCGAAGGCGAACAGGGAGCCGGTGCGGGCCAGGTTGGCCACGTTCCAGGTGCCGCCGCTCACCCACATGTTCCCCCCGGACGGGGAGACGCCGAATGCGAAGTTAGTGATCATCCATGGCGGCACGGTGGTGACCAGCAGCCGGTTGAACACCGCCCCCGGCGAGCACATCAGCCACACGTTGGGCTGCATGACGATGGGGGCGGCCAGGCCGAAGGTGCCCGAGCCCATGTACATGATGCCGCCGCCGGCCGCCGACAAGGTGGCGATCCCGGCGTTCAGGTTGCCGCTGATGTCCGCGCCGTTGGTGGCCAGGCTCAGGTTCGGCACCGCGTCCACGAAGGTGGTCAGCCCCGCGCCCGTGGGCACCAGGCTCAGCGGGATCTTGCCGGCGCTGGTCAGCTGCACCAGGCCCAGGCTGGTCGCGGTGGGGGCCAGGTTCAGCCCGGTGGTGATGGGGGTGGTCAGGCTCAGCGCGTACGCCCGGTCGCCGTGAGGATCGGCCGGGATGTTGGCCCCGTGGTTGGCGATGGCCGTGGTGTTGGTCGAGATCGCGGCCTCGTCCACTAAGATGTCACTGTTTAAGGGCGTGCCCCAGTTCAGTTCCCCGTTGGTGGGTAACGGCATTACTGCTCCCCGGTCAAGTCGTTCGGCCCGCCCAGGGACCAGTTGGCGAACTGCGGGTCATCGATAAGCTCGTCGGGCTTCAGCTGGGTGGCCCGCAGTAAGATGATGATGTCCCGCTGCTGGATCTGGCCCTGGGTGATCAGCTGCACCACCCGGAAGATCTTGCGGTCATACAGCACCCGGTCATTGAGGTAATTGCCGGTGGCGATGTCGGCGTAGGTAAGGCCCACCCCCGTGAAGGCGGAGAATGAGACATACCCGGTGAGGGTGTCGTTGTAGTACATGCCGTACTCGCCGTACTCGTTCTCCCCCTGGACATGGGTGACATGCTGGCAGGGCACGGCCAGCGGCGGGTAGTACTGGCGGCCCGCGCCCACGGCCTCGTCATAAACCGGGTCGGTCTGGGAGGCCCCTAAGTTCAGCCGGAAATACCGCAGCACGTCGCCGTAGCTTTTGCGCCACCCCTCCATGGCCTCGAACACGCGGTTCGTCTCGTAATCCGAGTTGAACCGGCCGTGCTTGAAATCAAGTCGGCTCACTTGGCCCCCGGCTTCTTCACCGTCCGCTTGCCGTGCCCGATCTTCTTGACCGCCTTGCTGTGGCCCCCGCCCAGGCTGGGCAGCTTCTTCGCCCCCGCCCAGTGCCCGCCGGCCAGGCCCTGGCTGGTTAAGGTGACCCGCTGGGTATGGGTTTCGCGGGGATGGGTGTTGTAGCGGTAAATCAGGTTCTTCGAGGACGGGTGGGTGTGGTGGGTGAATTGCAGCTTGTTCGCCACGGCCATGGCCATCTCAGATCACCTCTCCGGGAACCACCTTGATGCCGGCCGCCACCCGCTGGCCGGCGCTGGCGGTATTCCCGAGGCCGCGCCCTTCCTGCATGCCCTGCTGGAAGGGCTGGCGGCGTTCCCCGGGCCGGTTCTGGGTCAGCGGGATGCGGTTGTGCTGGATGCCGATGCTGCCCAGGCCGGCATCGGGGGTTAACTTCGGGATCGGCACGGCGAGAGGCATCAGGTCACCATTCCGTCCGGTCGTACTTGCGGATCTTGTCGTACCATGGCGTTCCCCGCCCCGACTTCCAGGTCCGGATGCGATGGCAGTTGGCGCACACCAGGTCGCATTTGGCTATCTCCTCCAGTATAAGTTCCTTGGAGTAGGTCATGTTCACCATCTGGCAGATGCCGAATTTCTTCTCCCCGCGCACATGATCATAGTCCATGCACACAGCGGGGAATACCTGATCGCAGTCCATGCAGGGGGTGGTTGCCTTTAAGTCATCCACCCAGATCTTCAGTTTCTCGATACGCTTGGTCTTGCGTTGTGCATGACTTTCTAGCTGTCGAGGGTCTTTCTTAGCTTGCGCTGTCTTATGGCATTCACCATGGGTGACCGTGTAAGCTGCTTCCCATTCGCGAGCTTTCTGCTGGCCACATTCTCGACAGCGGCCCTTGAAGCCATCTCTGGTGCGTAAGGAAGGGCTGTCGTGGTAGAAGTACTCCTCGGTCCGTGGCTTTTCCTTCTTGCATACCGTGCATGTTTTCATATCCATGATCACAGTGTATCATAAAGGCAAACCAACTACAAAGGAAGGCCATTCCATATCGGGGACGGCACCCCGCTGGTGTCGGAGTCGCGGCGGTAGTCGATCTGCGGCAGCACCCGCACCGGGTAGCGGTGGTCGTCGTACTCGCGCTCGCGGAAGATCGGCACCAGGCGGTTGTTGGTGTAGGAGGTGCGGCGCAGGTTCATCGACTCGATGCGGAACATGCCGACGCCCAGCTGGCCGCACCAGGTCTCGTACTTGACCCGCAGCGCCTCGATGTGCTCCATCAGCTGGGCGTACCGGGCGGAGCGGTCGATGTTGGTGCCCTCGGCGGTGGCGACGTTCACGTCGGTCGCGGCGTCGGTGGCCAGCACCCACATGGCGTCGATGTCGGCCAGGGTGACCAGCAGGCCCTCCTCCTCGTACGGGAGGTTCCACAGGCTCTTGGGGACATCCCGGTAGGTGATGAACCCGCCATCGGCGTTGCGGTAGCGCTCGGTCAGGGTCTGCCCCTGGCAGTGCTGGCGCTCGGCGTCCAGGATGATCTGCTCTAAGTCATAGTCGGTGAACATCCCCCAGGCCGTCCCGTTCACCACCAGCGTGGCGTTCAGCGGGATGGCGGCATTCAGCTGGAGGATGCCGTTCGTGGAGTCCAGGGTGTAGACGGTCAGCGCCGAGGACCAGTCGGCCGGGTTGGCGGGGGGCGGGGCGTTGGTGTTGCCCTGGAGGCACTGGTAGTAACCCTGGTTATAGGACACCAGCGCGCCGGCGGTGTAGGCGGTGGTGGACACCCAGGCGGGGAAGTTGGCGGACCCGGCCGGGTTGGAGTAGCTGACCGTTCCCGGCACGATGGTGGGCAGCAGGGTGACGGTGGTGACCGGGCTGATGTTGTTCTGGTACTGCACCGACAGCCCCACCGGGTTGATGTTCTGCTGGGGCAGGTCATAAAGAACGGTCAGGCCGTCGCTTAATGCATTGGTCAGGAAAATCTGGGGGTTGTCCCCGATATCACGACGGACTAAGGCAACGGCGTGGTCCATTTCCATTAGTTGCCACCCTGAGTATAGATCCTCGGCTCATCCGCGATTAGCCTACTACCATCATAAGGCGAAATCCACGGGTCATTGGGGCTCGTCTTAATAGCGTCGAATGGCGAGATCCACGGGTCATTCGGCAGCATTCTCTCATTCGACTGCGTTCCCCCGCCGACATTGAAGGCGATCACCAGGCTGGCGCTGGCCACCTGCTGCACGTTGAAGGCGATCACCAGGCCGGCTGACAGCGGCAGGTAGCGGGTGGGCGCGGTGCCCCGCCACCAGGCGCGGGTGTGCGCCCGGCGCGGAAGTGCTATGGTTGCCCGTGGCTGAGGGCTACCTGCTGGGCCGTGCGCGTTGGACGGAGCAACGCGCCACTGCACTACGACGCGTGCAGCGGCCCGCCGGGCAAGGGGGCGGGTAGCCTTCGGCTGGACCGTCCCGCTGACACTGGCGTGGGCATTGGCCCGGCCGAGGGCGAACCGGACAAAGCCACGTGTGGTCGTCCTCCGGGCCACCACCATGTGCAGCGGGGCGGTTCCCTTCGGCCCGTGCGCGTTCGCCGGGCCGTAGATGAACCGGATGACCGCCCGGCTGACGGTGCGCCGGGGCTGGCGGGTCGCCCATGGCTGCGCTGTCCCGCTCGGGCCGTGCGCGTTGATCCCGATCACCTTGCGCCAGACGGCCCTTGACGGGTATCGGCGCGGGACTGCTAGTGTGGCCCGTGGCTGGACCTGGCCGTTATACCGGGCCTGAGCAGCAAGATGCCGCCAGACGGCACGTGCCGCCGGCCGACGCGGGAGCGCTATAGTCGCACGCGGCTGGGTCTGGCCGTTCGGGAAGTTCAGCTGGGTGCCGGTACGCCAGCTGCCTGACCGGGCCGGGTACCGCCGGGGTACCGGCAGCGCGGCCCGGGGCTGGGTGGTCCCGTTCGGCCCGTGCGCATTGACCGGGCCGAGCACGTAGTGCGGCAGCAGCGCCCGTGAATGGTAGCGCCGGGGCACCGGCACGGTGGCACGCGGCTGGACCTGGCCCCAGGGCGTCGGCGTGCGGGCGATGCCCTGCCACAGCCCCAGCCGGGCATGGGTGCGGCGCGGGACGGCAATGGTCGCCCGGGGCTGGATGACGCCGTTGCCGCCGTGGGCGTTCGCCGGCCCGGTGACAGTGTGCCACAAAATCCGTGACGGGTAGCGCCTCGGCAGGCGCGGGGACTGACGTGACTGGGCAGGGCCAGGATTGAACGGCGCGTTGACCGTCCGCACCACCGTGCCCAGCCATATCACCCGCGCGGAGGTGCGCCGGGGCTGTCGGGTCGGCTGCGGCTGCGCCGAGCCGGATACCGGCACAAAGACCGGCGGGTGGGTCAGCGAGTGGTAAGCCCGGCCATGCAGGTACGGCCCCGGAGCCCGCCGGCCCAGGCCGATCGGGCCGGGCAGCGGGTAAACCGGCGGACCCAGTGATCCTGATGCCCCGGCTCGCGAGCTATACCGGCCATGCAGGTACGGGAATTGCGGCTTGGCCTTGACCGGTGCCCTGAGCGGGATAGGCGGCGGTCCTAGCCCGGCGTGGGTGCCCTTGTTGCCGGTGATCCCCCGGCCATGCAGGTACGGGCCGGGCCGCACCGCATGGACCGGACCCTTCAGCGGCGTCAGCGGCGGGCCGACCTGGACGTAGATGCCCTTATTGCCGGCGGCGCGGCCCTTGACGAACGGCCCCGGGGCACGGCGGCCGAGACCGACTGGCCCTGGCAGCGGGTAGATCGGCGGCCCGTAGGCGATGATGGTCGGCGGCTGGGCGATGACGCCGGCGCTGCGGCCCTTGCGGAACGGGACCGCCGGCTGGCCCTTGACCGGCCGGTGCAGCGGGTAAGGGGGCGGACCCAGGCCCGCGCTGACGCCCGCGTTCCGGTAGAACCGGCCGTGCGGGCCGAGCGGCGGGCGTGCCCTGACCGGCCGCCGCAGCTGCGGGACCGGCGGACCCAGCGGGGCGTTGAGGCTGCTGCGGCTAGCCGACCGGCCGTGCAGGTACGGTCCAGGCAGCCGGGCGCGTAGCGGGCCAGGCAGCGGGTAGACAGGCGGCCCGACCTGGGCGTAGGTGCCCCGGCTGATGCCGTAGGCGCGACCGCTGCGGTAGGGGAACTGCGGCTGAGCCTTGACCGGTGCCTTGAGCGGGGTGACGGGCGGGCCGAGGCCGCTCCAGAGCAGCGGGCCGATGGCGGCAGCGCGGCCATGCAGCACCGGCACCGGGCCGAGCTTGGCCTGGACAGGGGCGCGGAACGGGTAGATCGGCGGGCCTGGCGTCGGCGGCGCGTACGGCGGCACGTACGGCGGGGTGCTGTAGCAGCGGCCTTTGCTGTAGGGGTTGGCCCGTGCCCTCAGCGGCGCGTGCAGCGCCGGCGCGGGCGGGCCGACTCGCTGGCTGACGCCGGCGCGGCCATAGGCGCGGCCATGCAGGTACGGGCCGGGCAGCGGAGCCCGCACGGGGCGTTGCAGCGGGTAGAGCGGGGGCAGGAAGACAGGCGCGGCGGGCGGCGGCAGGGCGCTCTGGTAGGCACGGCCCTTGCTGAACGGGTTGCGCCTGGCCTGCGGCGGCCCGCGCAGCGCGGGCACGGGCGGGCCGACGCCCTGGTAGAGGCTGGTGCGGGCCAGCCAGCGGCCGTAGCGGACCGCGCGGGTGGCGTACGCCTTGATGGCCGGGCAGGACCCGTCCTGGGCGGGCACGGGCGGCCCGGTGCCCTGGGCGATGCCGGCGTGCCTGACGCCGATCACCTGGGCGCGGGCGGTGACGGGGGCGGGGATGCGGGAGCGGACGGGCTGGCGGATCGGGATCGGCGGCGGCCCGGTGCCCTGGGCGGTGCCCATGCAGGAGTTGGTGCGCCGGCCGCAGGGGTTGATGTTGCCGTCGTCGTTGTTGCTGGCATCGCCGCAGACCACGATGACCGGCAGCCGTGCCCGCGCGGGACGGCCGAGCGGGATGATGACCGTGACCGGCGGCAGCGGCGCGGCATAGGCGACCAGCAGCTGCTGCCGGTGCTTGAAGTGCCGCTTCCAGTTTTTGCCAGGGTTGACGACCGAGGAGGCCATCGCAACGGCGGGGCTGCCGGCGGCCGGCTTGAAGGCGAACAGGATGGTGCCCCAGTCACCGCTGGCCGACTGCGCCCAGGAGAATGACTCTGAGGTACCCGCGCTGGCTTTCCAGCCGACCGCCAGCTGGGCGGCGGTGTTGGCGGTGCTCTGTATCGAGGTGGTGTAGCCGGTCAGGGTGTAAGTGCTGTTATCACCCGGGTCGCCGGCAACGGCGAGCAGCATCTCGCCGGCGATGGCGTCGGAGTACGCGCCGCTGGTGGCGGGCGTGGCCGTGCCCGTGTTGGTGCCGTAAGTGCCGTCAATGACGGCGGCGGCGGCGGTGCCGGTAGCCAGCCCGGCAACTTCCAGGATGCCGACGATCGAGCCGAAGTTGCCTGACAGCGTGGCGGTAACAATCGGCTTGGTGCCCACCGCGTCGGCGGGGGTGTCCACCACCCATACCGAC